GCTGAGTATCGCGAGATCGAAGCCTGGTATCGGGGCATGTTGGCGGACACGTCGCCGCCGACTGATCTTGAGTGGGAGCCGGTTCGGATCGGGCCGACGTGGCAGTGGGATAACGGCTGGTTGTTGCCTGAGGCTTCGTTGGGCTGGGGTTTCATGTCCTGGTGTGGGCATTGGCTGACGGGTAAGGGCCGGAAGCCGTGGCGGTTCACGCCCGAGCAGGCGCGGTTCCTGTTGTGGTACTACGCGCTCGAACCTGATGGTGATTTCCTATACCACTCGGCGCAGCTGCAGCGGTTGAAGGGTTGGGGCAAGGATCCTTTGGCAGCGACTGTGTCGATAGGTTCGCTGCACGCGCCGATCGTGTTCGACCACTGGGACGGTGACTGCCCTGTAGGTCGGGACGAGCCGGACGCGTGGACTCAGATCCTCGCTGTCAGCCAGGATCAGACGAAGAACACGATGAAGCTGTTCCCGTCGCTGATCTCGCCTGAGGCGCAGAAGCATTACGGCATCCAGATCGGGAAGTTGAACGTCTGGTCGGATGGTGACCGGCGTCAGATCGAAGCGGTGACGAACTCGGTTCTGTCGATCGAGGGTGGGCGTCCGAAGCAGATCATCCGGTCGGAGATCCAGAACTGGATCGAGGCGAACGGCGGCCACGACATGGCCGGGGCGCTTGAGGGGAACGCGTCGAAGGCTGAGGTTGGGTCACCGGCGCGGATCTTGGACATCTTCAACGCGTTCCGGCCCGGTAGGGATTCGGTTGCGGAGCGGTCGCGTGAGGCTTACGAGTCGACGCAGGGTGAGGATGGCATCGCCGATTACGGCGTTCTGTTGGACTCGTTGGAGGCCCCTCCTGGCGCGCCGTTGACGGCCGAGGCCGCGCCGTCTGTGGTGCGGTCGATCGCCGGGGATGCGACCTGGCTTGACACAAGGCCGAACGGGCGGATCGTGAAGTCGATCCTGAACCCGGAGAACTCCGCTTCGGAGTCTCGGCGGAAGTGGTACAACCAGATCACCGGTACCGAGGATTCGTGGATCGAGCCCAGGTGGGCCGCGCAGTGCTCCCGGACGATTGAGAAGTTCCCGGAGCTTCAGCTGGTTGATGGTGACCGGATCGTGATGTTCGGTGACGGGTCGAAGTCGCAGGACGCGACCGGGATCGTGGCTTGCCGGGTGTCGGACGGGTTCATGCAGACGCTGCATTTTCAGCAGCCGAAGGCCGACGAACTCGTGAAGCGGGCCAAGGTGGACGCCGCGGTGGTTGACGCGTTCGACCGATATTCGGTCATGGCCTTCTGGTTCGACCCGTCGCACGCGAAGTCTGATGACGCGGTTGAGGATGACCGGTTCTGGTGGCCGCTCGTGGATGAGTGGCATGAGCGGTATTCGCGCCGGTTGAAGGTGTGGTCGATCCAGACGGGCGACCGGAAGCACGCGGTGGCGTTCGACATGCTCACCCCTCGCGCGCAGCAACTGTTCCAGCCCGCGGTTGGGCAGTTGGCGGAGGATCTCGAAGCTGGCGTGGCGCTGCATCACGGCGGGAAGCGGCTTATGCAGCACATGAACAACGCTCGCCGGCGTGAGGGCCGGTATGCGATGACGATCGGGAAAGAGAACCGCTCGTCGCAACGCAAGGTCGATCTTGCGGTGTGCGCGGTCGGCGCGCGGATGTTGTGGCGCCAGGTGAGGTTCGCGAACAAGATCAAGGGCACACCGGGCAAGGGCCGCGTGCTGATACCGAACTAGCGAGAGGGGCCCCCATGGTGTCGTGGCCGTCGTTCCCTCTCCGCGTGATCCCGACCCTGCCGACCCTGCAACTATCCGACGACGAGCGCGCGACGATCACACGGCTGCAAGCCCAGTTGAACGGGCTCCGCCCGTTGATGGAGTTGAACGAGGCCTATTACCTGGGCGAGCAGGTCATGACGACGCTCGGCATCGCCATCCCTGACGAGTTGAAGGGATTGCGGACCGTCATCGGCTGGCCCGCGACGGCCGCGGTGGATCCGCTGGCGGTCCGGTGCAACGTGCTTGGTTTCCGGTTGCGGGGCGCGACGGACACTGACCAGGATCTGCAAGACCAGTGGGACGCGAACAACCTCGACGCCGAGCAGGCGTTGCTCACGTTGGATGCGTTGTCGATCGGTTCCGGCTGGTACACCATCGGCGCTGGCGATTCGAGCTCTGACCCGGCGATGATCCGGGTCGAGTCGCCGTTGAACATGTCGGCCGAATGGGATCCACGCGCCTTGCGGCCCCGGAACGTGCTCCAGACCTACTGGGCTGGCGACTCGTGGCACATGGTGCTGTACAAGCCCGACGGGAACGTCTACATCGACGATGATGGGGACGGGCAGTGGGTGGTCAGTGAGCGGCAAAGGCACAATGTCGGCCGGCCGTTGGCTGTGCGGGCGGTCAACCGGCCCCGGACGCGGGCAAGGGACGGCGCGTCGGAGATCACGGCCGCGATCCGCAGCCTCACCGACTCGGCCTGCCGCGCGTTGCTGAATCTCACGGTGGCGGGCGAGATCTACTCAGTGCCGCGGCGCTACATACTCGGCGCGACCGAGTCGGATTTCCAGAACACCGACGGCACCGCTAAGTCCGGGTGGGACGCCTACATCACGACCATGCTCGGGCTGGAGCGTGACGAGAACGGTGAACTGCCCACGGTCGGGCAGTTCCAAGCATATGACCCTGCGACGTTCACGAAGGTGCTGGACTTCTACGCGGCTCAAATGGCGGGCATGACCGGCGCTGTGCCGCAGGAACTTGGCCTGTACACGGAGGGCAACCCGCCGTCGGCGGATTCGGTGGAGTTCGCCGAGTCGCGCCGCAACCGTAACGCCAGGCGCAAACATGCCCAGTTGGGTGTCGCTCACGTGGAGGCGTTACAGCTCGGGATGATGGTTCAGAACGGCGGGAAGTTGCCGGGGAACATGCGCCATATCTCGGTTGAGTGGGAGGACCCGGCGCAGTTGTCGTTCTCGGCGGCAGCGGACGGTTTGCAGAAGCTCATCTCTGTCGGGTCGATCCCGGCGCGTTCGGATGTGACCCTCGGCAAGGCCGGGTTCACACCGGTCGAACGGGCACGGTTGGCTCAGGACCGCGACAACGACCAGGGCGAGCAGGAGTTGGCGGCTCTGGCGGGCAGGTTGAGGGGCAGCGGTGACGCAACCCCAGGCGCAGTCGCCGGCTGAGCGGGCGCAGGCGGCGCAGGCGGGCCTCGCGGTCATCGTCGCGGAAGACCTCGCGGTCGCGTTTCCGAACCTGGACCTGTCTGACCCGAAATCGATCGACCTGTTCACGCGGCTAGTGCGAGCGGTCATCGGGAAGTACGCGCCAGTGTCGGGCGCGTTGGCGATGCGCGGCTACCGCAATGCTCGCAGGGCGGCCGGCGTCACTGGCGCGTTCACGCCGACGATGGCATCGCAGCCGACCGCGGCCGATGTGCAGGCGGCGGTTGAGTGGGCGATCACGAAACAGCTACTCGTCCCCGACCCGGAGCAGACGCAGTTCGAGGACGCGTTGACGAAGTCAGGGCAGAAACTCGTCGCCGACGTCGGTCGGACCACGATCGTCGACAACTCTCGCCGCGATCCGGAGGCGGAAGGCTGGGCGCGCATCCCGGAGCCAGGCCTGTCGGAATCTGGAACATGCTATTTCTGCGCGATGCTCGCGTCCCGCGGCGCGGTGTATCAGTCGGAAAGCACGGCAGACTTCGAGGCGCACCCCGGCTGCAAATGCCACGCCGAGGTCATATTCGGCCGGTACGAGCCGTCGCAGACGGTTCAGCATTGGGTAGACATGTGGAAGACGTCCACGAAGGGCCGTCACGGCGCGGACGCGAGAGCCGCCTTCCGCCAAGCCGTCGAAGGACGCCCTGTGACGGGCCTGACGCGCGGCCCGAACGCACCGAAGGCCCGCAAGCGGGCCGAGCGGGCGGAACTCACGGTCACGCCCGAGCAGGCGCGGCAGCTGATCGTCCAGCTGGAGCAGTCCAACGCCCGATCAGCGGGCAACCCGAAGCTGGCGACGATGGTCGCCTTCAACACCCGCCGCATCGAAGAGATGCGCAAGGTGCTCGCTCAGCCTGTCGGCTGACATCTATCCGTCCGCCCCGGAGGCGGAAGCACAACACCAAACCGTCCCTGGAGGACACATGACCGCACCGACCCCTGCACCGCCGGCCGAGGCCGCGCCGCCAGCCGAACCGCAGACGCCCCCGCCCGCGGATCCTGCCCCGACCCCGCCAGCGAAGAGATCCCTGGAGGACTCTCTCGCATCTCTCGACGCCGACACTCGCGCGTTCGTGCTCGGGGAACTCTCATCCGCTCGCAACGAGGCTAAGAACCTCCGCGACCGGGTCAGGGAAGCCGAACCGATCGTCACCGAATGGCGGAAGCTTGAAGAGGCGAGCAAAACCGAGCTTGAAAAGGCCCAGGAGGCCGCACGGCTCGCCGACGAGCGCGCGTCGAAAGCTGTCGAGTCTATCGCTGCCGCCGAGATCAAAGCGGCGCTCACGGGCATCGTCGACGATCCCGCCGCGATCATCGAGGACCTCAACGTCTCGAAGTTCACCAAGGACGGCGCGGTCGACACCGAAGCGATCACGGCGTTGCGCGGCAAGTACGCCGCGATGCTGCCGGAAGCGCGGGTGCAACCCAATTCGGCGCAGGGGCTGACGGGAGGGTCGCCGCCGCCGTCCAGCCTGGACGTGCAGATCGCGGAGGCGGAGAAAAACCGCGATTTCCAGAAGGCCATCGCGCTCAAGCAGCAGCGCGCGGCCGAACTCAAAGCCAAGCCATAGCCTGTAGGAGGCTCTCATGTCCGGCATCACCGCAATCGGCACGACTTTCAACGAGCCGAACTATCACGGCGAACTCATCGCCCTCACCCCGACCGACACCCCCCTGCTGTCCGCAGCTGGCGGCGTGAGCGGAGGCGGGCAGGTCACCGACACCACTATCGAATGGCAGACCTACGACCTCCGCGACCCGGAGATCAACCCGGCGCTGGAAGGCGCGGACGCGCCCTCGGCTGAGGCGCGGGTTCGGGCCAACGTGACCAACCGGGTTCAGATCTTCCACAAGACCGTCGGCACCACATACACGAAGCAGGCCGCGATCAACCAATACGGCTCAGCCTACGGCGGCAGCGGCGCGAACCCGGTCACCGATGAGCACTCTTGGCAGATCATGCAGGAGTTGAAGCAACTCGCGCGCGACGTGAACTTCTCGTTCTGGAACGCCGTCCGGCACGATCCGTCCGACAACACCACCGCGCGTCAGATGGCCGGTCTGCTGTCGGTGATCTCGTCCAACGCGCAGGAGAAGTCAGCGAAGACCACGGGCGCGTCGTCGGCGACGGACACGATCACGCCAGCGGCGGCGCACTCGCTGGCCGCCAATGACAAGGTCGTGTTCACCGACGTCGGTGACATGACGAATGTTGTCGTTGGCCGCGCCTACTGGGTGAAGTCGGTCTCCACGACGGTCTCGTTCAAGATCTCTGCGACGAAGGGCGGCACGGCTATCACCGTCGGGACATCGACCTCTGACATCGACTTCTACCCGCTGGACGCGACGGACAGTGTCGTCGGCACCGATGACGTCAACCTGCTGTTGCAGTCGGTGTATGACAATGGCGGGATCAGCGAGCAGGGCACCGCGACCCTGTTCGTTCCGTCGGGTCAGAAGCGTCAGCTCACGAAGGCGTTCCGGGACGAGTCGGACGGCACGGCGATGCTCGGCGGCACTCGCAACGTCGGGGGTGTGTCGGTGGACACGATCATCACCGACTTCGGCACTCTCGGCGTGGCGATCGACCGGGCACTCCCGCAGGACGCGATAGCGGTCGTGTCGGTTGAGCAGTTGCAGCCGGTGTTCCTCAACACCCCCGGCAAGGGCGTGCTGTTCGAGGAAGCGTTGGCGAAGACCGGTTCGACCGACAAGACCCAGATCTACGGCGAGATCGGTTTGAAGTACGGCAACGAGGCGTCACACGGCGTCCTCCGCGGCCTGTTCGCCTAACCAAATCATGAGCATCGGCCAGGAAGGCGGGGGTTATGTCTGACCCGATCGTGACCTCCGCCGACCTGGCGATGTTCATGGGCATGGACGCCGACTCGATCGACACCGACCGGGCGACGTTCCTGATCGGTCTTGCGCAGTCGAAGTGCGAGGCGGTCGTGTCACCGCTGATCGACGCGGACAAGTCTGTCGTCTTGGATGTGGCGGCGCGCGCGTACAGGGGCCCTCAGCAGAACAGCTCTGAGACGATCGGCCCATACAACTATCAGACGAAGGCCCCGCCGTTGGGGTTGTGGCTGTCGAAGGCGAACAGGGCTGATCTGCGGCGTGCGCATGGCGGGGGGTCCGCATTCTCCATCGGGATGCTGAAGCCCGGGTATAGCTTGGACGGCAAGCTGCCGCCGTGGGACTACCAGGCCGACGAATCCTCGTCCTCGTCCTCGTCCTCGTCCTCGTCCTCTTCGTCATGAGCTTCCCGTACGGCGACACGGTCACGCTCATCACCCGCACCAAATCCGGTGTCGACGGTGACGGCAATGACGTGTTCACCGAGACGTCGACCGATTTGGCGAATGTGCCGGTGTGGGACCCGAGGTTCGGCAACACCGAACTTGTCCAGGGTCAAGACACGGTGTTCGCGGACTTGGCGATGTGGCTGCCCTACGACGTGGACGTGACCGCGTACGACGCGGTGGAAGTGCGTGGCGTCCGTTACGAGGTCGATGGTTCCCCGGCGCGGTTCCGGTCCCCGTTCACGGGGAAATCGGGGCAGCAGGTCAACGTCAACCGGATAACCGCATAGGAGCCAGCCATGGTGAGTTACAACGCGAGCTTCTCTGGCATCGGCGAGATGTTGAGGGCCCCGTTTATGGTCGCGGCGATGAAAGAGCGCGCTGAGGTTGTGAAGGCGGCGGCGGAGGCGATCGCGCCGGTTTACGAGCAGGGGCCGCATCCGGGCCGGTACAAGGAAGCTTTCGAGGCCACGGCCGGTATGCGGGCGGATCGCGCATACGGCCGGGTGGAGAACCATTCACCCGAAGCGTTGTCGGTGGAGTTCGGGACGGTCAACAATCCGGCGCATCACACGATGGTGAAGGCCCTCGCCGCGGCCGGTGGGGATCCCGCGACGTTCAAGGCGGCGGTGTCGAAGAACGTCCCGAGGTCGGCCTGATGGACGCCCCGGAGTCGACCGTCCGTGACTGGTTGGCTGGGCAGTTCCCGACCGCGCATGTGGGGACTGAGGCTCCTAGCGCGATCACGGGCCCGACCGTGCGGGTTGAGGTCGTCGGCGGGGGCGCGAACTTCACGCTCCAGCGGCCGATGTTCGACATCGACTGTTGGGACCTGACTCGCGCCGACGCGCGCTCCCTAGCTAAAGACGTGATGAACAAGCTGCAATTCGCCCTCACTAGCTCGATC